GAAGCAGAATGTAGCTCTCAAGCTAGCTCTGCAAGTATGTGAGGATAAGTCGTATCCGTGGCCTAACGCCGCGAATATCAAGTTCCCCCTACTGACAGTAGCCTCTCTACAGTTCTCTGCCCGAGTATACCCTTCCTTGATTAAGGAGCCGGATCTAGTCCGCTACAGGGTTATCGGGGATGATGAGAACGGACAGAAGGCAGCTAGGTCTAACAGAGTATCCCGCTATATATCCTATCAACTATTGGAAGAGAACGAAGATTGGGAGTCCCAGCAGGACAAGCTATTCATCATAGTGCCTATCGTTGGGTGCGCTTTTAAGAAGACTTACTATGACGGGTTCGAGGATCAGTGCCGATCTAAGTTGGTACTGCCCCAGGACTTGGTGTGTCACTATCACACTAAGAGCTTAGAAACTGCGGAACGCAAGACTGAGATATTCCAACTGTTTTCTAGAGAGATACGGGAACGTATACTAAGGGGCATCTACAAGGACGTAGACCTCACTGAGTTGCCCTCTCCAGAGCCTCATCCAGACAATACACGTAATGAAGTGTCAGATGAGAGACAAGGGCTTACAGCCCCGTGGGGGGAGTCAGAGACTCCTAGAACCATACTGGAAAGCCATTGCTGGTTAGACCTGGATGGGGATAACCTCAAAGAGCCATACGTGGTTACAGTGGACAAAGACTCAGACAGAGTTTTACGAATTGTCCCAAGATTCAAAAAAGTAATCTCTGAGCAATCTGTCGAGATAGAGCGCTTACAGGGAGAGAACTTTGTACTGAAAGGAACGGTGTCTCCGCCCCCGCAGGGCCAGCCACCTTCACCACAACAGATGCAGCACTTGCGCCAGGTTATGGCGGAAGTAGAGCAGAACATTGCTACTATAGAACAATTGCAAGCAGAGAAGCCAAAGCTTCTAAGAATATTGCCCAAGGAATACTACACTAAGTACTCCTTCATCCCGTCACCAGACGGTGGGTTTTATGACTTAGGCTTTGGTCAATTACTGGGACCTATTAATGAGAGCATCAATACGCTCTTAAACCAACTTGTGGACGCTGGCTCTATGTCAGTAGGCTCACAAGGGTTCATAGGTAGAGGAGCTAGAATACCAGGCGGTAAAATGCGTTTCCAGCCATTTGAGTGGAAGCAAGTTCAATCGTCCGGGCAATCTATCAAAGAATCGTTCGTACCGTTGCCAGTCAACGCACCGTCTCCGGTCCTGTTCCAACTCCTAGGCTTGTTGATTTCATATGCGGAGCGAGTGTCCTCGATATCAGAGGCTATGTCGGGGGATAACCCTGGCCAGAACACCCCCGCATTCAACATGAACGCCATGTTGGAGCAGGGCCTCCAAGTATTCAACGGGGTATTCAAACGCCTGTTCAGATCTTTTAGGTCTGAGTGTAGAAAGGTGTACGATTGTAACCAAGAGTACTTAGATGTTGAACATTACGTGACTACCATAGATGGGGATCTTAAGGTCATGCAAGCTGATTTTAAGGGGGATTCAAAAGACCTCACACCAGCAGCAGATCCTAATGCCTTCTCTAATATGGAGAAAGTCACTAAGGCCCAGTTCCTAGCAGAACGATCACAAATGTCTGCCGGGTACGACCCGATAGCAGTAGAGAAACGAATACTGGAAGCAATGAGCATTCCAGATGTGAATGATGTTTACCCACTTAAAGAGGATGGCACACTAGCTATTCCTCCAACTCCGAACCCAGAAGTGGAGATTGATCGAGCTGACATGGAGCGTAGGGTCCTTGAAGGCAAGATTAGAGGGGAGACAGACGCCGCCAGAGCAGAGGCTGAGATTGGTCTGAAGGAAGCCCAAACCATTAAGACCATGATGGAAGCTGGAGCCATAGAGAAGCAGGAAGGCGCAGATAGAATGAAGATGATCCAAGAGCAGAACTCACAGAGAGCTGACGCTATGATGAAGAAGCTTGATGTGCATATGAAGCAAATGGACGTTATCATGAAGAAGCAGGATCTTAAACTTAAAGAGAAAGACCTGGAATTAAAAGAGAAAGACCTACAAATCAAGGAGAAAAAGAAGAATGAGTCAAGTACTACTACGGGAGGACCTGCTTAGCTGGTCCGAGCACAGAGTAACAGAGCTAGTTGTAAAGGCCCTCAAAGGCCGCATAGAAGAGATTAACGATAACAAAGATGGCGTGTACGTACCAGGGGAACCTAACTTAACCCAAGAAAGGGTGTTAGAGACCATGTGTGCTGAAGCTGGCACTTTGGATATGATCGACCTTCTATCAGGAACTAACTCACGACTGGTACACGAGTACCTATTCACTGAAGAGAATGGAGTTAGACTACTAGGAGCCAATGATGGAGAATAGGTCGGGGCTACACCCCGCAGGAGATAGGATACTGGTACTACCAGACCCAGTAGAAGAAGTAACCCAAGGGGGCATTGTAATCCCCGAGACTGAGAGATCAAAGTTCGCTAACGCCCAGACCATCGGTGTGTTGGTAGCAGTAGGACCAGACGCTTGGACCCACTATGTTGAAAAATCAGACAAGGGTACTCTAGTTAGAGGCTTCTCTAAGGACTTCGCTACACCAGGACAACGAGTGATGTTTGCTCGATACGCTGGAGTAGAGTTTGAAGGGTTGGATGGTTCACAGTATAAGGTACTGAATGATGTTGACATCACTGGAACGGTTGATGAAGAAGTAACTAACAACAACCTCCAGAGCAGAAAAAGGGTAGAATAATGGCACAAGAAGAAGTACAGGAATATGAGGAAGAGGCCAGAGCACAAGGCTGGAAGCCACAGGAGGAGTTTGGCGGAGAAAACGACAACTTCGTAGATGCCAAGGAGTTCTTGGATCGCGGAGAGAAGTACGCTGGACTACTTAGAAAAAAGGTAGATCGTCTAGAACGGCGCTTGAGCAAAAGCGAGTCTGTTAACCAAGAGGTTTCAGCTCACTACAACCGAGTTCTTGAAAAAGAACGGAGTGAAGCGAAAGTAGCTATTAGTAACTTGGAGGCCCAGAGGGCCGAAGCAGTACGAGTAGGAGACGGAGAAACCTTTAATCGGACAGATGCCCAACTTCAGGAAATGAGGACACAGCAGGGAGCACAGCAGCTCCCCGTAGATCCCAAGGTTCAGGAGTGGATTGATAGTCACGAGTGGTATAACACCGATGTAGCCTTGACGGGAGTGGCAGAAGCCCACGCAGCCCGTCTGAGGGAACAGAACCCAACTATGCCAACTGAGGTGTTTTTGGAGAAAGTAACCGAGCTTGTGAAGAAAGACATGCCTCATAAGTTTACCAATGCAAATAAAGGAAACCTGGACGTAGAAGGCGATAGCCTACCAGGTGGTGATAACCCCGTACCGTCAGGTAAACGAACATACAAAAGCTTGCCGTCCGCTACTAAGCAAATCTGTGATCAAATGATTGCAGAGGGACTTGTATCAGACAGAGCCGCGTATGTAGATGCCTACGATTGGGATCAAGAAGACTAAAAGGAAGATAGCCAACATGAGTAAGACAAACACCAGCAAAACTGTAACAACTGAAACTGGGCAAAGGAAGAGAGTGCCATTTGACGGGCTTAATAGCCGATTACACGTAGCGAAGAAAGATCCCAACTTCTACTACTATATTTTTAATATGGTAGAAGATAGGGTACAGCGTGCGTTAAATGCAGGGTATGATTTCGTAACAAAGAAAGAGGCCGAGGAAAGCGATTTGACTTTCGGAGATCCGACAGTAGCATGGAACTCAGAGGACCTTAACGGAAAAGTAACCAAAATTGTAGGTAAGTATGATAATGGCAAACCGATTATTGGAGTTCTTATGAAACTTCCGATGAAATTACATCTGGAAGACGAGGCTTCAAAGGCACGTAATAATGACGAGATTGATGAAGGTCTTCGACGAGGGGGAACTCCCCGAGAAGAAGGGTACATCACTGGCATTGATTACAACCCGAGCGCGGGGCGCTAAGTACTTGCCATCCCTTTAATAAATGTGTATAAAATAGGAGGTCAAATATGACTGGTCTTATACCTTTCCGCGACCCTCATGGGAACTATCGTGGTTCGGGCAATTGGTATTTTGTCCCGGCTACAGATAGTACTGCCATCTTTATTGGTGATCCCGTGGCGTTAGCCGGAAGTGGAGACACTGAAGGACATTATGCTACAGTTGCAGCCGCTACTTTAGCCGCAGGAAATGCTTTCCTCGGCCCTGTCGTTGGTGTATCTGTTGGTGAGAGTCCCCCAGATGTAACCACAACTCCAGATTTGGAGAATAAACATCGCGTAGCATCTGTTGCTACATACGTCTTCGTCGCAGACGATCCTGACTTGGAGTTCCTTGTCGGAGAAGATGCAGGCGCAGCAGCCATAGTAGCAGCGGACATTGGTAACCTCGGTATTCTTATCGCGGGTACTGGTGAAACTGCTTATGGTCAATCCGGCGATACGCTAGATTCTTCTAGCTTTGACGCCACTACCACCGATGGGCAGATTCAGTTGCTAGGTGTTCACAATACTCCAGGTAATGACCTGGGTAGTTCCGGGGTTCTTTTTCGGGTGAAGATCAATGGCGACCAGCATCAGCTTGCTGGCGGGTCTTAATAGGAGATAAGTAGATATGGCTTTAACTACTACAGGAAATCATCCTAAGGCCCTTTGGCCGGGCGTCTTAGGTTGGTTCGGCACTTCGTATGCAACACATGATAAAGAGTACACTCAGCTTTTCGATTTTAAATCGAGTAGCAAGAAGTACGAAGAGATTGTGGAGAATACGACCTACGGCTTGGCTCCGGTCAAACCCGAGGGATCTGGTGTCGTATATGATTCGAACATTCAGGGTGTTACCTCACGGTTCACCAACGTAGCCTACGGTCTTGGCTATGTCGTTACACGCGAAGAGCTTGCGGATAATCTCTATATGGAGGTTTCCAAAGCCCGAGCAGCTAACCTGGCGTTCTCAATGAATCAAACCCGCGAGAATGTGGGAGCTAACGTGTATAACCGTGCGTTCAGTGGTACTTATCTGGGAGCTGATGGCTCCTCGTTAATTGCTTCCGATCACTCGGCACTTACAGGTGGCAATCAATCCAACATTCTTTCCACCAATGCAGACTTTAGTGAAGCTGCCCTTGAGGATCTTACTATTCAGATTATGAATGCTAAGAACAGCAAAAACCTGAGAATTGCTCTTAGGCCGACCTGCCTCATTGGTAACGTAGCTCAAGTCTACGAGTTTGAGCGAGTTCTTAAGTCAGTGCTTCGAGTTGGTACAGCGGACAACGATCCGAATGCCCTTCGTAACCTGGGAGCAATCCCTAAGGTTGTGACGAATCACTATCTTACGGATACAGATGCTTGGTTCATCCGTACTAACGCCCCTAATGGGCTTATATGGTTTGATCGAGAATCTCTGGAGTTCACCAAAGATAAAGACTTCGATACGGACAACGCGAAGGCTAAGGCGTACATGCGCTTTACCACGGGTTGGGCGGATTGGAGAGGTATCTACGGTACTTCAGGAGCTTAATCAGTTTGGGTTAAGGGGCTTCGGCCCCTTGCCCTTCCTTCTAAAGATAAGGAGATTTAAACATGGGTAGTTCTTATCCTAACGGCTTTGCAGCCGGAGTAACAATCAGGGGCGTTCCCCTGCTTACCACCAATCCTGGTGAGGTCTTTTGGGTTAATAACTCAGGAGTTCTAGCTAAGGGCGGTGTTGGAGGTTCTAACGGAAACGATGGAACTTACCGAAAACCTTTTGCCAGCATTGATTATGCTGTCGGAAAATGTACTGCTGATCGTGGCGATATTATTGTTGTCATGCCTGGTCACTCGGAAGATATTGCCAGTGCTACGTCGCTTGTATTTGACGTTGCTGGAGTATCTGTCATTGGGCTAGGTGCTGGTTCACTAAGACCAGATCTTAACTTCTCTGCTACGGCAAGTTCAGTTGAGATTGATGCAGCTAATGTAACCTTGTACAACCTGACTTTGACCGCCGATGTTTCGGCTGTTGTAGTTGGCGTCAACATTGATGCAGCTTACGCTACTCTTGACAATGTAGAGATTAACTTTAACGCTACAGGCGACGACTTCATTACGATGATCGACGCTGATGGTGTTACGGGCTTTACCCTGTCAAACAGTAGAGTGATTGCAGAAGCCATCGCGGGTTGTTCTGAGGCAGTACGCCTTGATACGGCTCCTGAGCATACCATTACTGATAACTTCTTCTACGGAGATTTCACGGACGGTATCATAATTGGCGAGGGTGCAGCGAGTACGGGCGCAAACCTTATTGCTGGCAACACTGGTTACAACGCAGATACTACGGCAGGATTTGTTGTAGATTTGAATGTTGCTAACACTGGTGTAATGGCCAACAATAATTGGGGCACTTTGTTTGCTACGGCACCGGAAACGGCGCTAGATCCAGGTTCCATGCTGTCTATTGAGAACTATGTGGTTAACGCTGTCGACGAGTCGGGAGCGCTAGTACCTACTACGGTATCTACGTAATAACCTAGGTCAGAGGGGCTTCGGCCCCTCTCCTTTGAGGAAATAAAATGGCTAGAATACACAAATATGACATAGATCCGGTTGACGTAGATCCCAATGGTATTGCTGAGGCACAGACCCCCGCTGCTGGCGGAATTCAAAATCTTACCTTAGACGGTGCCCTCATCTCAGGAGGCACGTATACTGCCGGAGATGGTGATGCTGCTAGACAAGTAGTAATAGGCGCAGCCGCTACTGATGAGACTGGTAAAACTTTCACGGTAACTGGAACGGATGCTGATGGAAAAGCTCAGAGCGAGATCATAGTTGGTCCCAGTTCTGGAGTTACAGAAGGAACTAAGTACTTTAAGACGGTGACTAGTATTGCAGCAAGCGCTGACACTACGGGTGATGTTACCGCAGGCACAGTGGATGAACTGGCTTCTCCCACGTACCCCCTAGATAGGTGGTCCGATGCTGGGGCGCTGGTCCAAGTTGAAGTTACTGGAACCATTGATTTTACGGTTGAAGTTACTAACCAAGATATCAATAGAACAGATATTCCCACAGATCAAAGTGCTATTGCTTGGGTCGCTACTACTGCTACTGCTCTTGTTACAACGGCAGCCGATGCTATCGGCAACATTGATGCTGGAGCAAATGCTATGCGAGTGATAATCAATAGTCATAGCTCAGGTGGTGAAATACAGGTCTATGTAACTCAATCGAGGGATTAATAGATGGCTCTTTCAGGTTCTTACAATTACACTGAGAGCATTACTGCTGCTCAAATTATAGCCCTAGCCTTGCGGCGTTTGGGTGTTTTAGGCATTGCAGAAACAATTAATTCTACTGAAGAAGCCAACGCTCTCATAGTATTGAATTTATTGATTAAAGAATGGTCAGCCCAGGGAGCAGACGTATGGCTTCGTAAAAAAGCGTACTTGTTCTTAGAAAATCCTGGGGAGGTAAACGAGTACTCCGTAGGAACTTCAGGAACTGCCAGCATTACTTCATCCTACGCCATGACCACCCTAGCGTCTAGCGCAACAGCATCAGCAAGCACTGTCACGGTAACCGATGATACTAACATATCCAATGCAGATAATATTCTTATCATGCAAGCAGATGGTACCTTCCACGTAACCACTGTTAACGGCGCACCGAGCGCCAATGTAGTAACTTTGACCGCCTCTACTGCCAGTGATACCACAGCTTCTTCTGGAGCCTTGGTATATACTTGGGCACCAGCCCTAAGCATTACCTCTAAGATAACGCATCTAGTGTATGCTGCTAGAAAAGAAAACAGCATTACGGGTGCTTCTACTAATAGTACACTTAAGCCAGGGCACGAGATCCCCATTGAGATAGTGGGAGAACAGGACTATCGAGATAGGTCAACTCAGACCCTGCAAACGGGTGCCCCTACCATGATATTTCACAGGCAAGGCACTATTAGATCTAGTCTTAAGATATGGCCTACAGGGGGAGGTGGGTATGATAAACTTACTCTCCAGTACGTGCCCTTGATACAGGACTTAGATGCTACTACGGACAACATTGATATATCAGCAGAAGGTATTAACTCTCTAGCCCACGGACTGGCTGCTGAGATGTGTCCAGAGTACGGTATAACTGGTAACGAGCGTAAAGAACATATAGCTATCGCAGAAGCGAAGAAAAATGATTACTTCAACTCTATGAGTGAAGATGCTTCCGTGATATTCGGCAAAGACGAGAGACGTACTTAAACATGCCAACAATCCCCTTACTAGCCCCCGGCGTAGGGCACATGGAGCACGACACTGGTACTGCTGCCTCTAAGAATAATATAGAATATGCAGCCATACAATCATGTCTAAATATGTACTGGACTCCGGGGCCTAGCCCCGACATAGGCATGTGGATGCCAACTCCAGGGCTAACTACCGCAGACACCGCCGCAGGAGCGGATACGGTACGTGGTATGTTCTATGACCCCATAACAGCTAAGCTGTTTGTAGCTTCTGGAAACGATGTTACTAGATGGTCTGGTGGTACAGAGACAGATGATATTGGAGATTTGACTAGCACTAATGGTAGAGTTAGTTTTGCATCCAATCCAAGAACAGACGAGATACTGGTAGTAGATGGAACTCAAGGATTCTTGTTGAATCCTAGTAGCAATACCTGGACCAACCTGTCGGGCACTGCTAATTTTCCAGATAACGCGGACATTGTAGCGTATTTAGACGGGTATTTTATAGCAGCACAATCGGGGGATGCCACTAATCCTGGCAGATTCTATTGGTCTAACCTAAATGATGGGACTACTTGGACAGCAACTGATTTTGCTACTAAAGAAGGAGGGCAGGATACCCTTATAGATATCATAGTTCATAATAGAATACTGTATCTTTTAGGAGAGACTACAACAGAACTGTGGTATAACTCCGGGGACCTGGACTCTACTTTTGAAAGATACCAAGGAGGATATATAGAAGTTGGTGTTGCGGCTAAGCACATGGCTGCTGTGGTGGATAACAGAGTGATGTTCCCTTCTGAAAGTTACAGAGGTACTGGGGCAGTAGTGGCTCTCTCAGGGGCAACTGCGGAAGTTATATCAAACCATTACGTTTCTTCAGCAATAGAAGGAAGAACGTGGAATACTACTAGAGACAGCGCCACAAACTACGGTTTTGGATACTCCTTTATGGAAAGTGGTCACGAATTTTATGCTATGTCAAATGTTGTATTGGAGACCGAAACCTCTAATGGAAAACCTACCTTAGTTTATGACACTAGTACCAAGTTGTGGCATGAACGAGCGCACTATGGTGGGAGTTCTGGATTGAATTTTCCTAGCTCGGAGTTATGGACTTCCGTGGTGTATGCTCCTGGAACGTCCATCTCATCTGCCCAGGGATTGCATGTTTTTGGGCACAGAGACGGGGGGCAACTGTACACTCCAGATGCTGGTTTGGATATAACAAACGCTGGTACTGGAAATAATACTAATACGGTTCCTAGACGAATTGTAGGACCAATGTTGCGTAGTGATACTCCGCTCAGATTTTCCGAAGTAACCTTAGAAATAGGTACTTTGACTGGAGCCGGAACTATAACTTCGTCACAAATAGACTTGTATGTATCAAAAGACGGGGGAAATAGTTGGGGAAGTGCTATAACTATGAATGTAGATGCAGGCAGCTATGATCCCGCAGGCAGAGTATACCGAGCACACAACCTAGGCGTGGGAAAGAATTGGAGATTTAGATTAGATTTCAATGGAGGTACTTCCTTTGTTCTTAAAGGATTGTACGGAAAAACCTACGGCAACAAGGAGCCTAGAGTAGTTTATGGCTAAGAGTAATATACGCAATCATCAAGGAATGATGAATGTAGACGATACGGCTATCTTTGCATTGGACGAACTGTGCCAATTGAAGAACCCCAAGGTCTACACGTTTACTAGTGCTGATGCTACTCCCTCTGTTAAGGGCGGCAGTATATTCAAAACAGCCGGTACAACCGCTATAACCGATTTTGACGACGGTGTTATAGGACAAACAATTAGGATACTGGCTACTGCTAGTATTACAATAACAGATGGGGCACCAATCATCTTAAACGGAAATGCAAACTATACTATGACAGATACAGATACGTTAACTTTAACTATGTTTAACGACCAGGTATGGTCCGAAGTGGCCAGGAGTGTAAACTAATGACGGTAGTAACCGGCGATAATAAAATTATAGATCAATACGGGCCAGGGCTAGAAGATGCTCCAACCGAGAAGCGCACTGATGTTTGAGTTTACCATGTTCACCGAAGGAAATCAATTCGGAGTACTTCCAGTAAATTCTGTCGACAGGGGCCACTATCGTTGGAGAGATCAGTGGAAAGCGTTTGAAGACTCTCCGAACTATAGATCTCCTCCGCCTATTCGCCCTCCGAATCTCATGAATATGGAAGGTGGCACCGAGAAAAGATGGGCCATCAAAGATTGGGAAGATTCTTGGGCTGATTATGAAGCTGAATTTCCAGGTGCTAAAGCCGCGTTCCTTGGTAACAACAATGAAATGGCCGCTGACAGCACTATCAGCAAGAACAATGATTTACGACCTGCAATAATAAGAGGAGTTGTTGCCGCTGGAATTACGGCGGGGCTAGCTTCAGGAGTAAGCTCGGCGGTGGCAGCTAATTCAGCTACTGGTGCTGAGACTGCTAACGCAGCCGGTACTCTTAATACAGCAGCCACTACGACAGAGGCAGCTAATACTGCCAATGCTACTACTACGGC